CACCGAGACCAGTGAGTAAACCGATTAAAATCAAAAATGTATGGTAACAAAAAAGAAATTGACCAAAGAAGAATGGGAGGCTATGACAGGTACTGATATGTCACTCATACTCCCGTCAGATGGCAACATTGAAACTGCCATAGAATCATCCTTGAATGATACCGGAAAAGAGAAGTCAGAAGAAACGGTAGAACAGACCGACTTCACATCCGAGAATCAGGAACTGTCAACCGTAAAAGAGGAAGCCGTTCCTGCGTCTCAGCGACGTATAAGCAGCAGGCAGAGAAAACTTTCTCTGGACGAATACCGGAAAACCTTTCTTCAGGTTCCGAGAATCGAAGACCGCAAGCCCGTGTTTGTTAGCGGCGAGGTACGTGACAGGCTGGACGAGTTTGTCCGCAGGTTGGGAGGACGCAAAATGAGCGTTTCCGGACTGCTTGAGAACATCGCCCGACAGCATCTTGAAATCTACTCGGAAGACTTCGAACAGTGGAGAAAACTGTGATATTTTCCTGAATGACAGACTTACTGACTTCAAGTATCATAGTATTCAGACAGTCTGCAGCGCCCCGGCGGAGTAACGGACAAAACTTCAGTTTTGGGAGTTAGCGAGGTTATCTTTCGGGCATCCCGAAAACCTCGCTCCACTCCCGAAGAGTGGAGGCAATCCGCTCCCGGTGGTCGCAGATTGTGGGAAAAAGAATAATCAAAAATCAAACAGAGAAAATATGAATGACAGAAAGAAAAACAGACCGAGGGGACGCCCCAGAGTAAGCGGAGTGTGCAAACTCAGCAAAGCCGTTACAGTGAAATTCTCCAAGATAGACTATGAACGGTTGTGCCGACGCAGCAGGCAGGCCAACCTCACGCTGGCGGAGTTTCTCCGCGTATCAGCCTTTGAAACGACGATAACGGCCAGGCACTCTGCCGAGGAAACTGCCGTCATACGCAGTCTTACGGGGATGGCAAACAACCTGAACCAGCTGACCCGTCTGTCCCATCAGGCAGGATTCCACCGTACACAAAAGACAGTGACAGAACTCCTGCAGAAACTCAAGGAGATTATAGTCCGGTACAGGAACGGAGAAAGGAGGCAATCATGATTGGCAAGATCAAGAAAGGGAAATCCTTCGGCGGCTGTATCCGCTACGTGATGGGCAAGGACAACGCGGAAATCATCGACTCAGACGGTGTATTGCTGGGAAATATCCGGGAAATAACGGACAGTTTCAACTACCAGCGTGAGCTTAATCCGAAAATCAAACAGCCTGTCGGGCACATTGCATTGAGCTTCAAGCCGGAAGACAAGGCATTGCTTACGGATGAATTTATGGCTAAAATAGCCCGGGAATACATGGAGCTGATGGGGATAAAAAACACTCAGTTTATTCTGGTAAGGCACCATAACACGGACAATCCGCACTGCCACCTGGTCTATAACCGTATCGGATATGACGGAAAGGTAATCTCTTCCCAAGGCGATTACAAGCGCAATGAAATTGCCACAAAACTGCTTAAGAACAAGTACGGGCTGACATATGCGGAGGGCAAGGGCAAGACTAATGTGGAGAAACTCCATGCTTCGGAACGTGTGAAATACGAAATCTTCAATGCTGTCAAGGCAGCTTTGAAGTGCTCCGGAACATGGAAAGAGTTCAACGATTATCTGCTTCGCCGGGGCATCAGGCTGGAATTTGTAAAGCGTGTCAGGGAGATAAAAAGGCCGGAGGATATACAGGGAATCCGGTTCACCAAGGACGGGCAAACCTTCAAGGCTTCGCAAATCAGCCGGGAGTTCAGCTTTGCCAGGCTGAATGCCTTGTTGAGTTGGAAGACTTCGGAGTCCCAACAGGAATCCGAACGTAAGGTGCAGCAAGGGATACCGGACGGAGGCCATCTTCTCGTAAGTACAGGACCGGGACTGTTCAGTCCGACAAACGGCACCGTTCCCGAAGAGCCGTTACATCAAGAAGAACTCTTGCGCAGACGCAAGAAAAAGAAAAGGAGGAAAGGATTCGGGCTGTAGCCAGTCCTTTCTTCATTCAAATTATTCATGAACATTAAAATTGTAGGAATATGAAATTGGAAGAATATATCGAGAGCATCTTCGGATGCCTGGAAAGAATCGAGAACAAAATCAACGGGTTGTCCGTTCCCTTGCCGGAAGGGAATTGCCCGACAGTTAACAATGAAAAGGATGAGTCCGTGCTGAATGAAGTCCGGAATGGTCATGAGACATTTCGCAAATTGTTGGCTCGCATGTGCGAGGGTCTTGCCGCCATCAAGAACGATATAGTTTCCATGGACAGGAAGAACTCGTCACAGGAAAGACTTGGACAGGTCTTGTCAGAAATACGGAATGAACAGCGTCAGCACCAGGAGAAAGTGGAAGCCTTGTTTTGTGAGACCAATGACACAGTCAGAAAGAATTCAGTTAAGACAAGTAACATCAACCATCATTTCAGCCTGAGTGTAGAATCCCCGTACACTCTCGGGAGTTTTTTCGTGATGTTCGTGACAATCGTAATTCTGTCCGTGACTCTCTATTTTTCTGTGAGGACAGATAACGTGCAGGCCGATAATGATCTGAAGTACCGTTATGTCAAGATGAAAGGAGAGGCTACCCCCGAACAATTTGTGGAACTTGAGAACCTCTTTGGACCGAACCGGGACAACGAACGGATAGAACAAATGCGTGAGGACGTGGAAGCCTACGAGGAAGCGGTACAGAGACAGGCCACCCTGACCGAGCAGGCACGGCTGAAAGAACAGGCCGCGAGAGAACTGGACAGCAAGGCGAAGTCCATCAAGGACAAGTCTATTACGGACGAACCTAAAAAGTAAGCCTATGGCCAGTGTCAAAGTGAAATTCAGACCTTCCACCATAGAGGGAAAGGAAGGTACCATCTATTATCAGATTATCCAGAACCGTGTAATCCGTCAGTTAAAGACGGATTACCGGATATTTACGAACGAATGGAACGAAGCTGGAAGCTGTATCATTGTCGGTAGTTCGGAACGAAGCAACCTGCTCCTTTCCTTGCAGGAACGCATGGAGTGGGACCTGAAACGGCTGGACATGATTATCCGCCAACTGGATAACCGGAAAGCCGGATATACGGCAGATGATATTATCGCTTCTTTTCAAAGCAATACAGAGGGACAGTCGCTTTTCAACTTCATGCAAGGCGTCATAGCCCGTCTAAAACAGATGGGCAAGATACGTACGGCTGAAAATTATTCCTGTACTCTGAAAAGTTTCATGCAGTTCAGAGGGGACAGGGATGTGCTGCTGTCCGAAATCGATTCGGATTTGATGCAGCTTTATGAAGCCTACCTTCATGGGAAAGGTGTCGTACGGAATACCAGTTCATTCTACATGCGTATCCTTCGGGCGGTATATAACCGTGCCTTGGAAAAGGAACTGATGGAACAGCGCAATCCTTTCTGGCATGTCTATACGGGAGTGGACAAGACCGTCAAGCGTGCCGTTCCTTTATCTGCCATCAAGCGTATGAAGAATCTGGACTTGTCCTTACAGCCTAATCTGGAATTTGCAAGGGACATGTTCCTGTTCAGCTTCTATACCCGTGGCATGTCGTTCATAGATATGGCTCACCTAAAAAAGAAAGATCTTCAGAACGGCTTCTTATCGTATCGCAGACGAAAGACCGGGCAGCAGCTGGTTGTCAGGTGGGAAAAATGTATGCAGGAGATTGTCGGCAAATACCCGGAAGACAGCCTCAGTCCTTATATTTTGCCGGTATTGAAATATCCTTTTAAGGATACGCACAAGCATTACAGGAGTGTCATGTCCGGAATAAACCGGAACCTGAAAGAAATAGCCAGATTGGCCGATATATCCGTTCCTCTAAGCATGTACTGTGCCCGTCATTCATGGGCAAGCGCAGCCAAAGGCAAGAACATTCCTATTTCTGTCATCAGTGAAGGAATGGGACATGATTCCGAGGCTACCACACAAATTTATCTGGCCTCATTGGATAACTCCGTAGTAGACAAAGCTAACGCACAGATATTAATGGATTTGTAGGGCTCAATTAAGTGTTTAGTAAAACGACTACATTCTATATAAGAGAGACATAATATGTTGCGAAATTACGTAAAATATAGCAACTATTATTATTTAAGAGCCAATAAAAGCATATTGTAATGTTCAAAAACATAGAATTGTTTATCAGATTCTAGTTTTGAGACTTAAACAACAGTTGATAACCAGGATATTCCATCTGTCATACTACCTCTTATATAGAGAGACTCAGCAAGATGGAATATGAGTCAGATAAAGTCTAAAGAAAGAGTTGCACAACGAGGTGAAGTATTTACAGCAGAGCGTGAGGTAAACGCAATGTTGGACCTTGTAAAAAATGAGTGTTTGAGACCGGATTCCCGATTTCTGGAACCAGCTTGTGGTGACGGGAACTTCCTTTCTGCCATACTCAGACGTAAACTCGCAGAATTAAGAAGAAAATATAAGAAGAGCCCCCGTGACTACGAAAAGCAAGCGATCGTAGCCATAGGCAGTTTGTACGGTGTAGATATAATGAACGACAATGTATATGCTTGTCGTGAACGCTTATTCTCTATTTGGAATGAAGAATACACCGACCATTGTAAAGCCGAGGCTTCGGACGAAGCTCGTCAAGCGGCTAAGTTTATTATAAGCCGAAATATCATCAACGGAAATGCGCTAACACTGATGTGTGTCGATACTGATGGCAACGATACCACAGCTCCTATAGTCTTTTCAGAATGGACACTAATCGGTAGCACTCAGATGCAACGCTCTGACTACACAATGACAGACCTCCTTCTCTACAATGATAGTAGTGAGGGCAATCTATTCGCACTCACTGAAGAGCAAAAGGAAGAAGGTGGAATATTCCTGAGAAGATATATTACTCACTATAAAAAGGTTCAGGATTATGGAGAATAGTTTGTTTCAAAATGTATATAATCCTGATGTGCTGTCTTGTATTGCAAATCTTAGTAATGATGAGGTGTTTACCCCACCGGAATTGGCTAACAAGATTATTGATATGTTGCCGCAAGAGTTGTTTGAGAATCCCGATACGACATTCCTTGATCCTTGCTGCAAAAGCGGTGTGTTTTTACGGGAAATAGCCAAAAGACTGATAAAAGGGCTTGAAAAACAAATTCCTAATCTTGAAAAACGTATAGAGCACATATTTTCAAAGCAACTCTTTGGTATTGCTATTACAGAACTCACGAGTTTACTTTCCCGTCGAAGTGTTTATTGTAGTAAATATCCGAGTGGGGAGTTTTCAGTATATCAGTTTTCGGAAGAAAAGCCTCAAGGAAATATAATCTTCCAACGTATTAGACATACTTGGAAAGATGGTAAATGTATCTATTGCGGGGCTTCGAAAAATGAATATGATCGTGGAACGGAACTTGAAACCCACGCTTATCAATTTATCCACAACTTAGATGTACACAAAGTATTCAATATGAAATTTGATGTGATTATAGGCAATCCACCTTATCAAATGAATGATGGAGGAGGAGAAGGCAGTAGTGCCACTCCTATATATGATAAGTTTGTTAAAAACGCCATAAAGCTTAATCCTCGGTATCTAACGATGATTATTCCCGCAAGATGGTACTCAGGTGGTAAAGGACTTGATAGTTTTAGAGATGAAATGCTGAATGATAGACATCTACGCATAATTCATGATTTTCCAGAAACATCTGATTGCTTCCCAGGAATTAACATTCGTGGCGGAGTATGTTATTTCTTATGGGATAGGAATCAAAAAGGGGATTGTCTAATTTACAACCATAAAGGTAACATTGTTACATCTTTTTTAGAAAGACCTTTACTTGAAGGTAATTCAACAACTTTTATAAGGTACAATGAAGCTATCTCTATCTTAAATAAAGTACGCAGTTTTAAAGAAGAAACAATGGATAATCGAGTGCAATCAAGGTTACCGTTTGGAATACCTTCGAATTTTGAGAATTATGAATTGACAAAATCAAGCAAAGCAAATATAACTCTATTTCGAAGCGATAGAAGTAAATCTTCTCAGAAACAAGTGTTTATAGAATCACGATATATAACTAAAAATATTGCTTGGAAAGATAAAAAGAAAGTGTTGGTTTCCAAAGCTAGTCCTGGTGGAGATGAATATCCCCACAGTATTATTTCTACTCCATTATATGCAGATGTAAATACAGTCTGCACAGAAACGTATTTGATTGTAGATTTTGTTAATAACAAGGTCGAAGGTCAAAACCTAATTTCATATATGACCACGAGGTTCTTTAGATTTATGATGTCTCTGATAAAGAATACTCAAAATATATCTAAAGGCGTTTTTGCATTTGTTCCAGTTCAAGATTATTCTAAATCCTGGACTGATGAAGAATTATATGCTAAGTATGGACTGACTGAAGAAGAGATTGCGTTTATTAAATCAATGATACGACCAATGGAGTAATATTATGGAACATAACTTCTTTCCCCAACGACCTGCTGTTACTCCTACAATATATGTCTACAGATTACCTGGAGTAGAGTCACACAAAGGATATTTGAAAATCGGGTATACCAACCGTACTGCCCAGGAACGTATTGAAGAGCAGCTCCACACAAGCAAAATCAAGTATGAGATTGTATTAGTCAAGTCTGCAATGGCTAATGACGGATCTTGTTTTACAGATAAGGACATACACAGGATTCTTGAAAGCAAAGGATGTCATCGACTGAATCCTCTTGACAAAACCGATGAGTGGTTCAAGTGTTCAGTATCTGATGTTGAAGCTGCTATATTATCCCTTCGTACAGGGTCAGACAATGTTGAGAACAGAACACAGAATTTCACGATGCGTCCTGAACAGTTTCGTGCCATAGAACAGACTAAAAAATATTTTGATCAGGCACTCAAGGAAGAGCCTGGTCACACACCAAAGTTCTTGTGGAATGCAAAAATGCGTTTCGGGAAAACATTTGCCAGTTATCAGCTGGCAAAGAAAATGGGGTTGTCGCGGATTTTAATCCTTACATTCAAACCTGCTGTAGAATCAGCCTGGAGAGAAGACCTTATATCCCATATCGACTTTGAAGGATGGCAGTACATATCCAATAAAGATGCACGCAACAATAATTTGAATATTGACCAGGAGTTTAATCGTACGGATAAATCAAGGCCCATTGTCGTTTTTGGTTCGTTTCAGGATTTGCTTGGCACAAACGAAAGTGGAGGAATAAAGACAAAAAATGAGTTTATCCATTCGACAAATTGGGATTTGGTAATATTTGACGAATATCACTTCGGAGCTTGGAAAGAGAGAGCGAAGGAATTGTTTGAAAAGGAGGATGAAGAAAATGAGGTAGATTTTGATGTGGAAAAATATCAGAAAGATGAAGCAAGCAATGCCATTAATGAAACATGGCTTCCTATTTCAACACGATATTATCTGTTTCTCTCAGGAACACCATTTAGAGCCATCAATACCGGAGAATTTATAGAGGAGCAGATCTTTAACTGGACTTATTCTGATGAGCAGCGAGCTAAAACGGAATGGAAAGGTAACGGTAATCCTTATATAGCTCTGCCACGAATGGTAATGCTTACTTACCGTATGCCCGATGAAATACAGGAAGTAGCAAAGCAAGGTGAGTTTGATGAGTTTGACCTGAATGTGTTTTTCGCAGCAGAAGGCAAAGGTGCAAATGCCAGATTCAAATATGAGAACGAGGTACAGAAATGGCTGAATCTTATTCGTGGTTCATACCTTCCAGCTAGTGTAGATGACATGAAATTAGGACAGGATAAACGTCCTCCAATGCCATTCAGTGATACTCGATTGCTCAATGTACTTTCACACACAATTTGGTTTCTGCCTAATATCGCATCTTGTTTTGCTATGGCAAATCTGCTTGCTCAACGGCAAAACAAATTTTACCACGATTACAAAGTGATAGTATGTGCTGGAACTGCAGCCGGAATCGGTCTGGATGCTTTGTATCCGGTTCAGGCGAATATGGGAGATCCTCTTAGGACAAAGACAATAACACTGACTTGTGGCAAACTGACAACAGGTGTTACCGTGAAACCTTGGACTGGGATATTCATGCTACGGAATTTGAAAAGTCCGGAAACATATTTTCAGGCAGCATTTAGAGTTCAGAGTCCATGGGAAGTAAAGGATGAGGATGGAAGACGTGTCATAATGAAAAATGAATGCTATGTCTTTGACTTTGCCCTTGACAGAGCGTTACGGCAAATATCCGATTACAGTTGTAGACTGGATATCAATGAATCCAACCCAGAGGCGAAAGTCGGTGAGTTCATAAAATTTCTTCCTGTGCTGGCTTATGATGGCAGCAGCATGAAAGAAGTTGATGCACAAGACATCTTGGATATCGCTTTGGCAGGAACTTCGGCTACGTTATTGGCAAAACGGTGGGAATCAGCCCTGCTTGTAAATGTAGACAATGATACACTGAAACGTTTGCTTGCGAGTCCTGAAGCCATGAAAGCCTTGATGAATATAGAAGGGTTCCGTAACCTGAACAATGACCTTACTACCATCATCAATAAATCCGAGGCCGTTAAAAAGGCAAAGAAAGAAAATCCCAATCCAACCCCAAAGGAGAAAAAGGAAATTTCTGACGAGGAAAAGGAAATGAAGAGTAAACGTAAACAGATTCAAGAGAAACTGATAAAGTTTGCTACTCGTATTCCTGTATTTATGTATTTGACTGACTACCGTGAAAGATGCCTGAAGGATGTCATTACACAGTTGGAGCCAGGTCTGTTCAAGAAAGTTACAGGTTTAAGTGTCGAGGACTTTAATATGCTCTGTTCACTCGGTGTATTTAATGCACCGCTGATGAACGACGCTATCTTCAAATTCAAACGCTATGAAGATGCTAGTCTGACATATACTGGTATCAATAGGCATATAGCAGACGAAGTAGGTGGCTGGGATACTACCATCCGCAAGGAGCAGTATGAAAAACTCTTCTACAATCAGCAATCCTCAATGACAAAGGTAGATTCTGATTCCTATTCAAAAGGTACTGAAACAGTCAATAAAAAACAAACTGAACAAGGAACAACAAAGACCTCACAACCTCATTCTGTACCAGTTGTACAATCTCTCCCTGTAAATGAGCTCACTACTGCGAAGTCACCATCTGTGCAATCAACGAAAGAGGATGGTAATCTCAAAAAACAACTTGAGAAATTAGCGGTTGACAGTACTGTAGTTCATAAGAAGTTTGGCAAAGGAACGGTTGTAAAAATCAATAAGAATGAGAAGTTTATCTATGTCAGATTTACATTAGGAGAAAAGAAGTTTATTTTTCCTGATGCTTTTTTAATGGGATTCCTGAAACTGGAATAATTACAAAAATTAATTAATCTAATAATTAGGGGATTCTGGCTAAAGATTATTTTTCTTATTAAGTACAAAGTAATCTTTCCCTAATTTACATTCTGGAGGAATTTGTAGCGTAAAATCTACTCGTGTGTATGTCCTTTGAGATGATGATAATTTATTGAAAGACCATTTGATCCTATTATACCAAGATTGAATCATTTCTTGAAAGATTTTGTATTTCTTCGGTGTGGTGAAATGATATTTATCCTTTGATGTAAAGGGTATAATAAATGCAAATATGGTGTTGGCTATCGCAAATAAGGCAAAACAATATGGATAATTGTAATTGTTTGTTTTGCGTATTGATACAATCAAATACGGGGCTTCCATTTTTATCTGGGCATCCCCAATAGCAACTATTGGCAACTTACAATACCTTGTTGTCGAATTTATCCAATCAATAGTTTTCCTAAAATCTGCTAAGTATCGTTTATTAACAACACTTACTACATATTTACATAAGCATTTATATACATTTTGAGGAATGTATTTTAGGGTGCTAGCATCTAGTGATAACTGCTCTTTAAAAAAATCTTCTATATTCTCAGGAAATTTTTGTTGCAGTTGTATTGTTATGGTCCCTACATTAGTGTCGCTTTTAGTTGCTTCATTTAATGATAGTTTGAAATTTTTACCAGCGGTTGTTCTAATTCCATTTTTCCCGTGAATAGAATAAATAGTTAAAAGAGATGAAAGCATATTTGCAATGTCCGGCTCTATTGTTCTACTGAATCGTTCATTACAATTATCGCATTCTTCTCTACAGATGATACTTTTGTTCCCAAGGGATTCACTAATAGCATGAGCTGTATTATTAAATGAAACTATTGGAACTTGTTGACCACAAAATCTACATATTCGATTAGATTTGTCTGTTTCACCTATATATTGTCTTCGTTTAGCATTGCCATTAAAACTTTGAGTGTAGTACAAAGATGCTATTTGACTAATTGTTTTATCCAAATTAGAGGTCGTATCTTCTATGCCATTTAATTTATCTACTTCATTTCTTAAATGATATAGTAAAATAGTATCATCAATTTTTCCAGGTACAACAATAAATTTGCTATCCTCAGGTATCCTGTCAAATACAGCTTTTATTGCTAAATACTTTCTATTAGCCCTGCTTAGCTCGTCAAATATTTTCAAACGAGACTTGAATTTTTTGCTTGCCACTTGGACTCTCAAAATATCTCCTTTAGTATTAGATTCAAATAAGTAAGAGAAAAACTGATAATCTTTGTATGTTGGTATATTAATATTTAAAAATTGATCAATAAGAGATACGATAGTGATTATCATTGTGAATATTTTTAAGCAAAGATACTATTTTATGTCTTGATAGTAAAAACATATGAGGAATAATCCGTACCTTTATATTCAAAATCATAAATATATAAAATAGTGTACGTATGTATAGGCCGTTTCACATTGTGCTATCTTGCCCATTTGCAGATATATTATCAGATACGTCTATCTCTCCGATTGAGAATAAGGATACCTTATGTATGGTGCAGGACTTCGAAGATGGTGCATGGAGAATTAATGATTTTCTAGACTATATTTGGGATAATGTTGCTCAAACTGCACTAAACCAAGCAGAACGAATGGCATTAGGTAGCCGTCCTTCTTCTATGTTAGTTCGGGCTGCAAAGAATCTTAGAATTACAGACAATGACATCGCCGGTGGAGAAATAGCAGAAATTTTGTTGTATGCTATAATGCGTAATTATTATAACGCGCTTCCTGTTGTGCCCAAAATTTACTATAAGCAGAATGTGAATGATTATGCAAATGGCGCAGATAGTGTCCATATTGTATTGGAGCCAGGCGATAAATTTTCATTGTGGTTAGGAGAAGCAAAATTTTATGATTCTATAGACGATACACGCTTGACATCAATTGTTACTTCTGTTTATAATACTTTGTCTACTGACAAAATAAAAAAAGAAAATTCTATTATTATTGGCATTAATGAATTATCTACATTAGATATACCCGATAATATAGTTTTAGACATAAAGAAACTTTTAAATAAAGATATTTCCATTGACAAAATAAAGCCTTTATTACATATACCTATTCTTATATTACATGAATGCAACATTACATCAAAGGCAACACGACTCGAAGAAAGCTATATAAAATCTATGCGGGATTTTTATATTGATCGGGTTAATTCTTATTTTAAGAAACAAATTGAAAAATGCGCTACAGATGTGTATATGTATTCTGAAATCAAATTTCATTTAATGATTTTTCCTGTTCCAAAGAAATCTAAAATTGTTGAGATGTTTACGAATCGTGCTAATATTTTTAGACTTTAATAATAGTTATGAATGAAGATTTGTTTTATAAGTGTTCAGAAATAAATGATTATCTAATAGATGGAGATGAGCCTAAGGCAAGAGATTTGTTAATTCAACTATTAGATTATGTTGGTAGAAATAATATTCAATACTTCCCTCTGTTGAATTCTCTAATTAGAGAAGTTGGATTGTATCCTTATATGGATGTTAATTCTTCTGAATGGGAAGATGCATTTGTTTACAATCTATTTAAGGCAGACATCGGTTTGAACGAAGAAAAAGTTTTGCATAGAGAACAGTTTAGACTTTTAAGTTCTTTGTTAGCAGGTAAGAATATTGCTGTAAGTGCACCTACTAGCTTTGGTAAAAGTTTTGTTATTGATGCTTTTATTAAATTGCGGAAGCCTAGAAATGTAGCAATAATTGTCCCAACAATAGCATTAACTGATGAAACGCGTAGACGAATATATAAGAAATTTGCAAATGAATATAATATAATAACTACAACCGATATTCCATTAGCAGAAAGAAATATTTTTATATTTCCACAAGAACGAGCACTATGCTATGTAAATAAGATTGATTCGTTAGACATATTGATTGTTGATGAATTTTACAAATCAAGTAAAGATTTTGAAAAAGAAAGATCTGCATCATTGATAAAGGCCATTATAAAGCTAGGTCAAATTGCAAAGCAAAAATATTATTTAGCTCCTAATATAACTAAAATAGAGGATAATCAGTTTACTAAAGATATGGAGTTCATGAAAATGGACTTTAATACTGTTTTTCTTAAAGTTACAGATTATTATCCTCAAATAGGTACTGATACTCAAAAAAAAGGAGAATATTTCTTAAATCTAAATAGAACATTGAAAGGTAAGACTTTAATATATGCTGGATCTTTCTCTAATATAACATCTTTATCAAATTTAATACTAGAAACCTCTCCTAAAATTGATTCAGTATTGTTAAATGACTTTTCTGATTGGTTGGGAAAGAATTACGATTATAATTGGAATCTTACTTTATTAGCTAAACGAGGAGTCGGTGTGCATAATGGTTCATTACATCGTTCATTAAGTCAAATTCAGATTAAATTGTTTGAGGAAAATGAAGGTTTGAATCGTCTAATATCAACATCCTCAATAATCGAAGGTGTTAACACATCTGCAGAAAATGTTATTGTATGGATGACCTCTGGAAGAGGTTTGCAATTTAGTAATTTTGCATATAAAAATCTTATTGGAAGAGCAGGGCGAATGTTTAAACATTTTATAGGGAATATTTATGTTTTGGCTAAAAGACCTAATGATACAGAAACTCAGCTTGCAATACCTTTTCCAGAAGAAATATTAGGAGATTTAGATAAAGAGAAATATGAGAAAATATTAACTCGCGAACAAGTTGCTAAAATAGACGAACATGATAAGGAAATGCTAAACCTTGTTGGAAACGCATATAAAGAGTACAAAAATGATTCTATACTGCAAGCTCAAGATTCTAATTTACTCAAAACCATTGCTCATAAATTGTCCAGCAATCCAGAAGCTTGGGAATGTTTGAAATATTTAAATTATTCAAATCCAGATTACTGGGATGCTGCTCTTTATAAAATATTAAACCTACAGCCAGGCGCTTGGGATGCTAAATATGGTACGTTTGTTGAATTTGTTAAAATATTGTCGGGAAATTGGGAGAAAACTATTCCTGAATTATTACAAGATTTAGATGATATAGGTATTGGTCTAGATACTTTTTTTAGATTAGAGCGTAATGTGTCTTTTAAATTATCTTCATTAATTAGCGATGTAAATATACTTCAAAAAGCAATTCTAAAATCTGATTTTGATTTATCTCCATTTATTTCCAAACTGTCATCCGTATTTCTACCAACAGTTGTTTATCAATTGGAAGAATATGGTCTTCCTAGAATGATAGCAAAAAAGATTCAGAATTCTGGGTTGATTGATTTTGAAGATAAAGGGTTAACTTTGAGTGCTGCCATATCAAAATTTAATACACTAAATGATGAGGATATAATTTCTTGTTCAAAGTTAGAGTCTTTTGAAATCTACATTTACAATTATTTTAAAGATGGGATAACGCAATAACTAAAAAAATCCTATCTTTGTTCTTGGAATAAGAGCGTTCTTTTTCGATAATGCAAAATAGGACAGATAAGGGAATTCTGCTCGTTTCTAAATCGTTACCTGCTTAATAAAGCGATTCGTATAAACTGCTTATTTTCAGAGAATAGGATAAAAGGTGATGCCTACTTGTGTGGAAGCAAATTCGTTTATTGATTCCACAAAGTATAGCTATATCCTTTAGATATTTGTTGATGTCCGCAGGATCTTGAATGGGAAGTAATTTCTCTCTACCTTTGTACTTATCCAATATCAGTTTAGCGATAGGGAGTAGGGGGATGCGTGATAGAACTCCTGTTTTAACTCTACGCTTCTTAATCCATATTCTGCCTACACTGTCTTTCTCAAAGTGTTCTGGTGCCAAGGTCTTAATGTCAATGTAACTAAGCCCAGTGAAGCACCCAAAGAGGAACATATCTTTAGCTCGCTCCAATCTTGGCAAGGGAGTATCAAAGTTGATTATCTTCCTCAATTCTTCTTCGTCCAAGAAATCAACTTCCACAGGTTCGCGTTCTACTTTATAAGTAGTGAATGGGTTGAAACTCATGTAAGCATTGGCTACGGATAGGTTGATAATTTTCTTTAATAGCTTTAAATGTTTGGTGCATGAGTTTTGTGCCATACCTTTATCAATTTTTAAGAACGAATGAAACGACTGGATGAAATTAATGTTCAGTTCACGTAAATATAAATCATCCCGCTTGTATTTCTGTTGAACAAACTGCCTTAATAATCTGATGGTATAGACAGATACCCAAAGAGTGGCTTTAGAAACTCCATTGCCAACAAGTTTTTCTTGTTCTTTGTTGTGTTCTTCAAAGACCTCAAATAGGCTTTTTTCTTTTAGAGATTCTACTTTATCAAAATAAGCGTCACGCAATAGGTCTGCTGTGATTACAAAACCTCTATCTAATAATTCTGCTTCTTTCTGATATAGTTTAGCTTTGATAGCCTTTAGGCAGTTGTTGAGGCTTTGAGCTTCTTCATCCTTGCCTTTTACTTGTTGCTTAACCTTATCCCATTTATCAATGGCTACTTGTTTGCCTGTTGAAAGAGTGCATCTATTACCGTTTACTGTAATTGTAATCTCAATAGGAGCTTTACCACTCTTTCTTGCTTTACTTTCTCTTATGGCAAAGAGAATAGAGAATGAACTTCTTACCATAGTTTAATCATTTAAAATTAGACATTAGGGAAGTCCTTTAAATTTGATATATCTGTCTGTTTATTAGTTGGATAGGTCTGAATTTGCGACCACTTGTCAATATTTGGAAAAATGGTCGCAATATGGTCGCAAATATAGCTTCAATTTAGCTTCATTTTAAGGATAATCAGCCACGCTTACCCTTAGAGATTCAAGCTCTATTTAAGCCATAATTTGCTTCAATTCTATCATCCAATCACACACCATTATAAGAAGAACAGCAAGAGAAAATGAGTATCAGAATAGGGGATAAACATTGTAGTACAACTAAAATAAAAGAAGGTGTGTCGTAATGCACGATGCACCTTCTTTCTTGTTTATCACCGATATAAATCGGTTTATTTTCTTCAAGCTGCGATAATTCGAAGATTTCTTTGAT